AGGGCCGGGCGCATTGGTCGCCGCCCATCACCCATCACATCAAATTGCCCAGCCGTGACGACGCGCATGGCGTCGATTGCGAGGTGATTTTCCTCGCATTGGATCAACCAAAGGATGTCAGAAAACTTCTCTCCCTGGAATTAACCGGCGCCTGGATCAATGAGTGCCGCGAACTGCCAAAAGCCATCGTGGACGGATTAACACACAGGGTCGGGAGATACCCCACAAAGGCCGATGGCGGTCCCACATGGCGCGGAATCTGGATGGACAGCAACCCCTGCGATTCAGATCATTGGTACTGGCGGTTGGCTGAAGGCAAGGAAGCACCGCTTGGCACCTATGCCTGGGATTTCTTTCGCCAGCCCTCCGGTGTGGTCGAATGCCCGGAGGAAGAATTACCGGAGAACCCGGAGTTCAATGGCTTTGTTTTCTCTGCCGGCAAATGGTGGATGGCAAACCCTTCTGCTGAAAACATCAAGAATTTGCCCCCAGGTTATTACGACCAGCTTGTTGGCGGAAAGAACTTGGACTGGATCAGGTGCTACGCAAAAGGCGAATATACCTACGTTGTCGAGGGCAGGCCGATCACGCCCGAATATGACGATGAATCGATGACGCAAGAAACTTTGGAATATGATCCAACGCTCCCCCTGCAAATTGGCCTCGATTTTGGACTGACCCCCGCTGCCGTTTTCGGCCAGCGCACAATTCATGGTCAGTGGCGTATCCTCCATGAGCTTGTCACGTTCGATATGGGGTTGGAGAATTTTGGCACCAAACTGAAAGCGGAACTCGAAACCCTGTTTTATAAGGCAGAGGTGATGATCTGGGGCGATCCCGCCGGCCAGCAACGCGATCAGATATACGAAACCACCTCGTTTGCTTATCTCCAATCCATCGGTCTGTTGGCGCGGCCGACAGCAACAAACGACTGGAAAACCCGGCGTGAGGCAATGGCCGCACCCATGATCCGCTTCATCGACAAGAAGCCGGGGCTTCTGGTGAGCCGTAAATGCGCGCGTCTCCGCAAAGCCCTTGCCGGCGGCTATCACTTCTCCCGTATTGGCATTGGCGCCGGGCAAGAACGCTTCAAAGATGTGCCAAACAAGAACGAGCATAGCCACGTTGGCGATGCTTACGGCTATCTTGTTCTCGGCGGTGGTGAACACAAGCGCTTAACACGCCGCCCGATGCCCTGGAAGCAAACCCCACAAGCACAACTAGACTTCGACCTCTATGCTTGACGACATCGCCGCCTTGAACAAGCATTTCAGGCTCGATAATTCCCGAAAGCTGGTCGAATTTCATCCTACCCTGCTAAAGCTGATGAATCTCAGGAAGTGGGATCGGGTTTTCCCCGACAATATTCCGAATTACAGCAGGCAGACGCAATATTACAAGGATATTGGCTATGCTTGGTGCGGCGTGGCAGACGGCAAACCTGTTTGTGCTTTTGGTATCATCCCGCTATGGCGCGGCGTGGGGGATGTCTGGATGCTGACAGACGCAGAACTACCATCGTATGGTCGTACATTTCACCGTGTTGCCAAGGGGATGTTTGATATTTATATTGATGAATTAAATATAATTCGCCTTCAATGCACTGTTCATGCGGCAAATTTTCAGGCTATTAAGTGGATTAAAGCAATGTATTTTAAACAGGAGGGGTTGCTTGAAAAATACGGCCCCGATGGTTGTGATTTTTATATGTTTGCGAGGTTAAAAAATGAGCGGGATTTTAGGCGGCGGGGATAAGCCAGCGGCACCTCCTGGCCCTGATCCGGAACTTTTGCGGCTTCAAAAACAGCAGGAAGATCGCATTGCCGCGAAAGAGGCGCAAGATGCTGCGGCACTGGCGGCGCGAAGGCGAGCGCGACGGCAGGGCGGAAAACGCAGCCTTCTTTCCATCGATCCTCTCCTTGACACGCAAAGTGCCTATCTAGGTATTCCTGAAGAGGAACTCAATCCTTACGATAACACTAAAGAGGATTAAAGCGGATGAGTGGTGGTCCGAGTGGTGGTAGTGGGGGCCAAACATCAGGCCCAGTTGGGCATACTGGTCTAGGAACAGCTAATCCTAATGCAGACCCTTCCCTGCCTGGAGGCCGATTTGGCAATGATCCTATAGGCGGCTGGGTTTCCCGCAACCTCGGCGGTAAATACACCGGCTTCCAGTCTCCGAAACCGGGAACAGTGGGTGGTGCGCCTAGTTGGGTTACGAGTGGGGAATATCGTGATCCAAGGTCACCTTTCTACACGGGTCCACCAGTACGATCACTGGTTTCAGCAGGTGATAAAGAAGAAGAAAAACCAGTTGAGACGGCTGAAAAAGACCCCCTGTATGACGACGCGGCAATTTTGGCTGCCCAAAGGCGTAATTTAAGGATGAGAAGGCGTCCTCTCCTTTCTCAAACGCCAGAAGACTCGACGCTAGGCTCTTCTGGAGTGATTTTTAATAGACAAGATTATGGCTCGACAATCTAAACGCAAGCCGTCGCTAACGGTTGAGAAAGTAAAGTCGCGGTTTGACGCTGCTTGGGCGACCAAGGAAGAGTTCCGCCCGCTTTATGAGAAATGCTACAAGTATGCGCTGCCACAGCGAAACTTGTATGATGGAAGCTGGACTTCCGGCACATCGGGGAAGCATAAAACCAGCGAAGTATTCGATAGCACTGCCGTTCATGGCGTGAATCGATTTGCCAATCGTTTGCAATCTGGCTTGTTTCCGCCGGATAAGCATTGGATGGTTCTCCAGCCAGGCACTGATATACCTGAAGAAGAAGACGCCAATGTCCGACAAGGCTGTCAGAATCTGACAGATAGATTTTTCACGTTGATCCGGCAAACCAATTTTGATTTGGCCCTTGGTGAGTTTCTAATGGACTTGGCTGTTGGAACGGGTGTGATGCTCATTCAGCCCGGCACCGTGTTGAAGCCGATAAACTTTCGTGCCATCCCACAATTCCAAGTGGCTTTGGAGGAAGGACCGGGGGGCGATGTGGAAAACGTCTACCGGAAAATTCGTATGCCTGTGGAAAACGTCATACGCGAATGGCCGGATGCCAAACTTTCGGAAACACTAAAGAGGCTGGCAGAAGACAAGCCGCAAGAGTCGGTAGAGCTTCAAGAAAGCACTATTGTTAATGCCAGTGATGGCGGCTTTAGTTATTACATTTGCTACAAGGGTGATGGCGGTGAGGCGGACATGCTCGTCTATCGTTATCTCAAGACATCACCGTGGGTAGTAAGCCGCTACATGAAGGTCAGCGGAGAAATTTTCGGAAGAGGCCCAGTCGTTCAAGCAATCGATGATATTATGTCGCTCAACAAAACCGTTGAGCTACTGCTGAAACATGCCAGCATTGCGGTTGCCGGCGTCTATACGGCGGTGGACGATGGGGTACTGAATCCCCAGACAATCCGAATTATTCCTGGCGCAGTGATCCCCGTGGCAAGAAATTCTGGGCCGCAAGGCGCTTCGCTCCAGGCGCTTCCGCGCGCCGGCGATCTGCAATTGACACAGATTGTCTTGCAAGACCTGCGTATGAACATAAAGCGCATTCTTCTCGATGATAGCCTTCCCCCGGACAACATGAGCGCTCGCAGCGCTACCGAGATTGTCGAGAGGATGCGTGAACTCGCTACTAACCTTGGCTCCGCGTTTGGTCGACTTATCTCGGAAACGATGGTGCCAATTGTCATTCGTTCGATGGCGGTGATGGAAGAGGCGCGGATTATCCCCAAGCTGCCTCTGAAGATCAACGGTCAGGAGATCAAGGTGGTGCCGGTGTCGCCGTTGGCGCAGGCACAACACATGGATGACATTCAAGATGTGATGCAATGGGTGGGCATTGCTACGCAAATGGGGCCGGCGGGCATTGCTACGGTCAAGATGGATGCTATATCGGACTGGGTTGCTGATCGCCTTGGTGTGCCGATGCAACTGCGTACTAATGATGAAGAGCGTATGCAAATAGAGCAGGCGGCGCAGCAAATGATGGCGCAGCAGCAGATGGCGCAGCAGCAGATGGCGCAAGGGGGCGAAGCACCACCGCCTGAAGCGGCACCGGCAGCTTGATTGAAAGCGGAGGGGTTTTTAGTGGTGAATTGGCAAAAGGCATCGGCCAATGACTGATGCTGAAATCTTCGATATTACCGCACCGGGATGGGCTGGCGTAAATGCTGAACAGCCCTTACCGCCGCCACAAAGCGATACTGAGCAAGGGGCTGTGGATCGTGCTTTGGCGCATGTTTTTGATTCTCCGGATGGTGAGAAGGTGATGGAGTGGTTGATGGCAGCGTATCTCACGCAACCTTGTTGGGCGCCTGGATATACCACTGATTTCGGTTTCTATCGTGAAGGGCAGAACACGTTAATTCGAGAAATGCTAATGAGAGCTAACAGAGCGAAGGCGTTTAAACAGCGAGGAAAATAATGGCTGAGAATGAAGTTGCCCGCGAAGCCGCGGAAGTGCCGGCAGAGGATGGGCTTTTGGCCCAGGTGGAGAGTACGTCACCAGAGGAAGAGGCTCCTGCGGAGCCTGTGCCAGAACCGTCGCACATTGATCCATCTACTGGAGACGAAAAGCCTGAATGGCTTCCTGATCGGTTTTGGGATGGCGACAAGGGCGCAGATTTTGAAAGTTTGGCAAAAAGCCAGAACGAGCTATACAAGAAATTACGCAACGGGAAACATATCGTCCCGGAAGATAGCGCATATGACCTAAAATTTCTTGATGACAAGGTGGCTGAAGATGACGCTCTTCTTGGCTCCTTCAAGAAGGTAGCAAGCGAGCGTGGACTGACACAGGATGATTTTGAATCCATCGTTGGTCTTGTTGCCAACAACATGCCTGAGAATACGGCCGAGGAAGAGAAATTTGACCACACGGCGGAATTGGAAAAACTTGGCCCTGATGGACAGGCTGTAATCAATGGTCATGTGAAATGGGCGCAAGAGATGGTTCGCGAGGGCGCCTGGACAGACGATGATTTCGAGGAGTTCAAGGTTTGGGGAGGAACTGCGAATGGTATTCGCGCCTTGACTCGGTTGCGGCAATACTATGGCGAGAAGGCTCTCCCAGTACACGCTTCTCCTGACATTTCTGATGTGCCAACGCAGGCGGAATTTGAAAATCTAATCGCCGATCCAAAATATAATACCGATCCAGCGTTCAGACAAAAGGTCTATAAACAGCTTGAAAGGATGAATCCGAGGGATGAAGGTCACATGCCCACGCTCAGTTGATTTCTATACATCCCAAAAAGCCTGTTGACATTTCACACAGTTTTTGAAATTGTTGGTGCAACCCTACCTCGATCTTTCTTTTCGAGTCGGTTGGTACGGCGGGAACCTGCCCGCAAGCCACAGCCGGAATTTGTTCCCCACCTGATTGGCGATCAAATTTAACTCGAAAAGAGGAGCTTTGAGATGGCGGTATCTCTCAGCACAAACTTTACCAAGCTCTTTGCGGCAGAGGTAAAACAGGCTTACCAATCTATCCAGAAGTTGAGCGGCAGTTGCCGCACGCGGACGGGTGTGGTGGGCAGCACTGTTCAATTCCCAAAGATTGGTAAGGCGAGTGCGACAATCCACATCCCCCAAACCGATGTCGTGCCATTGAATGTCACGCACTCCAACGCAGTTGCCACGTTAGCCGATTACAATGCATCGGAATATACATCGATTTTCGATCAGCAAAAAGTCAACTACGACGAAAGAAAAGAACTCGTCCAAGTTGTCTCGAATGCTATCGGCCGGCGTGCAGATCAGATCAAGCTCGATGCGCTTACAGCTTCCAGCACCTCGTTGACGGTTGCCAATTCCATCGGCGGCTCGAATACGAACCTTAATTTTGCAAAGGTCCGTGAAGCGAAACGTCTCTTGGACGGCAAGAATTGTCCAGCGCAAGATCGGTACATGGCTATCCATGCTGATTCTTTGGCCAGTCTCCTTTCTGAAAGCCAAGTCACATCAATTGATTTTGTGACGGCAAAAAATTTGATGGAAGGAAGCGTCGGGTCTTGGATGGGATTCAAGATCATAATGCTTGGTGACATGACTGAAGGCGGTCTTGCGATTGACGGCTCTTCTGATCGGTCGCTTTTTGCGTGGCATAAAGACGCTGTCGGGTATGCCGAGGGTATCGGGATCAAAGTAGAAGTGAACTATGTGCCTGAAAAGGCGTCATGGCTTACTACTTGTATGCTTTCTTCCGGCGCCATCTCGATAGACGACGAAGGCATCGTCAAATTAACCTGTAGAGAGTAGGAGTAAGCAATGGCTTATGCAGTAGCGGGCCTTCAGCCCATTGGGGGGCAAAGCAAAGCAGGCAATGCGCCTCAGATTTGGTCGTATACCACGACTGACACAATTGCCACTTGCAATACGGCGGCTTACTTCAATGACGCCAGCGACTTATTGAAAGTGAATGATGCCATGTTGATCGCATCGTCCACGGGCGGCACTCCCGTGCTGACTTGGACATATGTGAACGCCAACGCATCTGGAGTTGTCGATATTGTCGATGGTTTGACCATTACGAACACCGATTCCGACTGATAGTCGGTCAACTGTTTCGGCGGTTTGTCGGGTTACTCCCCTTTCTCGGCAAACTTCCGGAGCGTTTGTGGTCGGGGGGGCGATGTGTGCGTCAAGCATTCTCTCTCCCGGCCGCTTCATAGCGGAGTTACGGCATGGCAACGAATGACACCGATGTTTCTATTTGCTCTCATGCCTTAACTCTCCTTGGTGAGAATACAATCTCATCATTCGCCGATGGCTCGACACAGGCTGGGATATGCGAAGCGCTTTATCCTGATGTGCGCGCCACGATGCTTTCCATGTATGCCTGGTCTTTTTCAATTAAGAAAGGTGACCTTGCACAATCGGCGACAGCGCCGATCAACGAATGGACATATGCCTATCCCATGCCCTCCGACAGTCTGACGGGGGTACCAAGGGCGGTGTTCGTTTCCAGCGCAGTGGGGGCGCATCCCGTCGTTGGCGGCTGGGAACTGTATCAGAAAGAAATCCAAACCGACTTTTCGACTATTACAATCGACTATCAGGCGATCCCGCTTGAAGCTGAGATGCCATCTTACTTTGTGCAGCTTTTGAAATATGCGATGGCGTGGCACCTTGCCGAGCCTGTGACTGATCAAATTACAAAAGCTCAGCACTGGGAGAGGATTGCCATCGGCATCCCGTCCGAGGCGGGGCGAGGGGGGGCTTTTCGTCAAGCTGCTACCGTTGATGGGCAAGGCTCCAGCACGCAATTTATTTCAGATTTTCCCATCATTGATGCGAGGATGGCAGGCTGACATGAGCCGTGTGATTAAGGTTCAGACCAATTTCGCAGTTGGAGAAATTAATCCAGAATTACGAGGTCGAATCGATTTAAAGCAGTATGAGAGTGCGCTAGAGAGAGCGCGGAATGTCATCTGCAAGCCGCAGGGATCGGTAGAGCGTCGCCCTGGCCTTCGATATGTCTTCACAATTCCATCTGCTGCGGCGCCGGAATCGGGCGTGCGTCTCGCGCCTTTCGCCTTCTCAACCACACAGACGTATATGTTCCTCTTCACAGCCACGAGGGCATACATCTTTAAAGAGAGTGTGCAGATAACCAACATCAACGGAACGGGCAATGACTATTTGGATTGCTCCAGTTCAGTTTCCGGTGTTACGGATGGCATGACAAGCGCGAGAGTGCCGAATCTCTGGTGGACACAGAGCGCTGATACGATGCTTCTGTTTGAAGAGACAATGCAATCTCTGAAGATCGTCCGAGGTGCCAATGACACATTATGGACCGTCTCGGATATTACTTTCGACTTTATTCCAAAATATGATTTCACGCCAGCAAGCAGCCAGCCTGCTGCCACTTTGACGCCAAGCGTTGTAACGGGGAATATAACCTTAACAGCGAGTGCCAGTGTTTTCTCTTCCGGCCATGTTAATCAATATATCCAGTCCAACGATAATTTCGGGCGGGCAAAGATCACAGGCTTCACCTCCGCTACCGTTGTGTCAGCCGTGACAGATGTTCCTTTCTTCTCTACCACCGCGATTGCGAGTGGTGACTGGACACTGGAGACTGGTTTCGAAGATGCTTGGTCGGCTTCAAGAGGTTGGCCAAGAACTGCAACATTCCATGAAGGCCGCTTGATTATTGGCGGATCATACTCGCTGCCAACAACAATATGGGGATCGCGGGTTGGGTTTTTCTTTAATTTTGATGCCGGTCAATCCCTGGATGATGAATCTCTGGAAGCGACAATCGACACCAATCAGGTCAATGCGGTGGTGGCTGTGTTTTCTGGTCGCGATTTACAAGTTTTCACCACTGGAACTGAATTTGTGGTTCCGCAAATCGACGGTGAACCCCTCACGCCAACATCTTTTATTTTCAAACCAAGTACAACGCGAGGAACGCAGGCAGGAACGATGCCCGTGAGTACAGAGGGTGGCACCCTGCATCTCCAGCGAGGTGGGAAGTCAATTCGAGAGTTTCTGTTTTTAGATGTTGAGGGATCATATGTTTCAAACGATATTTCGCTTCTTTCATCTCATCTTCTACAAGCGCCCACGCGCATGGCTATGCGCCGCGGTACGAATGTTGACGAAGGCGATTTGCTCTTTCTGGTAAATTCCGGTGATGGCTCGATGGCCGCGTTTTCTATCCTTCGTTCTCAGAATCTTATTGCGCCAAGTCTGTTGACGACAGACGGCCTTTTTCAAGATGTAAATGTGGAGGACGCGGAAACGCCTACCCTCCTCCTC